GATAGTGGAAGTACTACAAATATATTAGGAGTATTTCCTTATGCTGATGGAGTTGTTGCTTGTGCTGCTACAGGTATTTATTTTAGTCAAGATGGGATTACTTGGTTAGAAATAACTAGAAGTTCAGTAGATGCTAATGGAGATAATTATACTGCATTTACTGGAAGAAGTACATTAACAAGAACAAATCAAGGTCAATGTCAGTTTGCTTTATTTGAAGGTGCAGCATATGATTATGGTCAGTTACTAATATCTGACGGAGCTAATAAACCTTATTACTTTAGAATGGAAGGAACAGGTGCTCTAGCTTCTAGAACTTATTTTGCATCTGAAGTAACTGTTAATAGCACAAAAGGTGTTAAGTATGTTACAATACATGATAAGCACTTAATAGCTGCTGGTGTAGAAGATAATGAATCTACAATTTATTACAGTAAACTATTAGACCCTACAGATTTTACAGGAACAGGTTCTGGATCAGTAACAATTTCTGATCAGATTGTAGGAATAAAAAGTTTTAGACAAGACTTATTTATATTCTGTGAAAATAGTATTCATAAGTTACAAGATATAAATGGTACTCCTTCAGTTGTACCTGTAGCTGAAAACGTAGGATGTTTATCAGGATATAGTATTCAAGAGATTGGTGGTGATATTGTATTCTTAGCACAAGACGGAATAAGAACTGTAGCTGGTACAGCAAGAATTGGTGACGTAGAGTTAGGTACAGTTAGTAAAAACATACAACCTATTATGGTTACTATTGCTCAGAATATAGACGACTATATAATAGATAGCGTAGTTATTAGAGAAAAATCACAATACAGATTATACTACAGTAACGCAGCATTAGGTAATACGTCACAAAAAGGAATTATAGGAACATTAAGACCAGATGGATTTCAATGGTCAGAAACAGTAGGACTAGAAGTAACATCAGTAAATTCTAATTTTGATACAGATGGTGTTGAAGTTTACTATCATGGTGATACAAATGGTTATGTATACACACATGATACTGGATATGAATTTGATGGTTCTAATATAAATGCAAAGTATCAAACATCAGATTATGATTATGGTGATTTAGGTACATTAAAGACTATGCATTACGTTAAACTATCAATAGCTCCAGAAGCTGCAATAACTCCAACACTTAGAGTTAGATACGATTATGACACAACAGATTTACCACAACCTTCAGATTATTCATTAGATATACCAGCTCCTGCAATCTTTGGCAGTACTACATTTGGTTCTGCAAACTTTGGAGCAGGAGAGCAACCTCTAACTAGAGTTGCATTACAAGGAAGTGGACATAGTAATTCATTTAGAATATCATCAGATGATAAAAAAGCTTCTTATATTATAAATGGTTTATATATAGATTTTATACCTTCAGGCAGGAGATAATACATGGCACAGACATACACAAGGCAAAGTTCGTTTTCAGATGGTGATTTAATCGCTGCTGCTCTATTTAACAATGAGTACAATCAATTAGTTAATGCTTTCGCCTATTCGTCTACAAGTGCTGATAATACAGGACACAGACACGATGGTACTGCTGGACAAGGTGGTAACATTCACACTATTGGAGATTTAGACTTCCTTAACAAGATTGTTGTAGATAGTACAAACAATCGTTGGGGTTTCTTTGTTCAAGTCTCTTCATCTGCAGTAGAACAAATAAGAATTCAAGATGGTGCAATCGTACCAGTAACAGACAACGACATAGATTTAGGTACAAGTTCTTTAGAATTTAAAGATGCTTTCTTTGATGGTACAGTAACTACAGATGCTTTAGTAGCTGATACTGCTGATATTAATGGTGGTACAATTGATGGAGTTACTATAGGTGGTTCAAGTGCTGGAGCTATAACAGGCACTGTACTTACAGGTACTAGTCTTGTAGTAGATGATGTAACCATTAATGGTTCAACCATATCAGATGCTGCTGATTTAAGCATAGATGTAGGAGCAGACCTTACACTAGATGCAGGTGGTGGAGATATTATATTAAGTGATGATGGAACTATTGTTGGAACACTTAGCTTAAATAATAATAGTGGTGATTTCTACATAAGGTCTAGAGTCTCTGATAAAGATATGTTGTTCAGAGGTAATGATGGTGGAAGTGAAATAACTGCTCTTACACTTGATATGTCAGCAGCAGGTGCAGCTACTTTTAATGATAAAATTATTGCGACAGAACTAGATATATCAGGTAACGCAGACATAGACGGAACATTAGAAGCTGACGCAATAACAGTTGATGGCACAGCTTTAAACGAATACATTGCCGATACAGTTGGTGCAATGGTTAGTTCAAATACTGAAACTGGTATTACAGTTACATATGAAGATGGAGATAATACTTTAGACTTTGTAGTAGGAACATTAAACCAAAATACAACAGGAAATGCTGCTACAGCAACATTAGCTACAACAGTTACAGTATCAGATAGTACAACTAATACTGATTTTCCAGTAGTATTCCATGATGAATCAAATGCATTATTAGATGATACAGGTGCTTTAAGATATAATCCAAGTACAGGAACATTATTAGTTCCTAATTTAAGTGTTTCAGGAACAACTACTCAAGTTAATACAGTTACTATGGAAGCTTCAAATGCTATTATATTTGAAGGAGCTACAGCAGATTCAAACGAAACTACACTTAGTATTGTAGACCCAACATCAGACCATACACAATATTTAATAAACCAAGGTGGATATATTCCAGTCTTGGCAGCAGCTACAACAACACAAATTACTTCAACACCAGCAGAACTAAATATCCTTGATGGAGTTACCAGTACAGCATCAGAATTAAATTTATTAGATGGCTCTACAGCTAATACAGTTGTAAACAGTAAAGCTGTTGTTTATGGTTCTAGTGGAGAACTAGCAGGTACATTATCTACAGCAGCACAAACAAACGTTACCAGTTTAGGAACATTAACAACTCTTACTGTAGACGATATAACTATTAATGGTTCAACCATATCTGATGCAGCAGATTTAACACTTGATATAGGTGGAGATTTAATTGTTGATGTTGACGGAGATAATATTTGGTTTGATGCAGGAGGAACAAGATTTCTTTCAATTTCTCAAGTTTCTTCTGATGTTTATATTGGAACAGAAGTATCAGATAAGGATATGATCTTTAGAGGTAGTGATGGAGGTTCAACAATAACTGCCTTAACTCTGGATATGTCTGACGCAGGTACTGCATCTTTTAACCATGATGTAAAACTTGGCGATGATAGTAAAGCTATCTTTGGTGCAGGTGATGATTTAAGAATTTTCCATAATGGCACTAATAGTGTTATTGAAAGTGTAACTGGTGATTTAATACTACAAAATAATTTAGACGATAAAGATGTTATATTAAAAAGTGATGATGGTTCAGGTGGAGTTACAGCTTATGTAACCTTAGATGGTAGTGCTGTCACAACTTTCTTTAACAAAAATACAAGACACACAGATAGTATAAGAGCAACTTTTGGTAATAGTTCAGATTTACAAATCTACCATGATGGTTCTAATAGTTTTATAAGTGAAACAGGCACAGGTAACTTCTATATTCAAGGTGCAGGAACTATAAGAGTAAGAGGTGCAACTACAGAAGAAAATATGATTGAAGCTGTAGAAAATGGTGCAGTTAGTCTTTATTACGATAACTCGGCAAAACTAGCAACATCATCATCAGGTGTAACAGTAACAGGCAGTATTGCGAATTCTTCAGGTGACTTCACATTAGATGTAGCAGGTGATATTAGCTTAGATGCTGATGGTGGTAATGTATATGTTAAAGATGCAGGAACAACTATAGGTCAATTCTTTAATAGTAGTAATGATTTTGTAATTAAATCAGAAATAAACGACCAAGACTTAGTATTCAAAGGTGTAGATAATTCATCAAATATTACTGCCCTTACACTTGATATGTCTAATGCAGGAAGGGCTACCTTTAACGAAAATGTTGTTGTTGGTGGTAATTTAGAAGTAAGTGGAGCAGACGTAACTATTACAGCAAACATAATTCATGCAGGCGATACCGATACTTATTTTGGTTTTAATGATGCAGATACATTCAGAATTGTTACTGGTGGTAATGAAGCATTAAGGGTGGATTCATCAGGAAACTTAGCAATAGGTAACACGAGTGCTGCTGCTAAATTAGACATTAGACAAGATTCAGGTACAGCTATAAGAGTAGAAGATTCAAGTGGTGGATATTTTGGAGTTACAGCAGATAAAAGAGTAGGTATAGGGACAGCTTCGCCAAATGATACTTTAGAATTGTCAGCAGCTTCACCAGTTATTAGAGGAACAGATACAGATGGTGGTGGTGCTAAGATTAATTTTGGTTCAGGTAATATAACATTAGATGCAGACTATGGTGCTGCCGAATCTAGTTCTATTATAAATTTCAAAGTTGATGGTAGTGAAGTAGGAAGGTTTGATAGTTCTGGAAACTTAACTATTGGAACAACTTCTGCCAAAGGAACAATCACAGCTGTTAATGCAACAGCACCAACATTAAGTAATGATACACACGCAGGAGAGGCACTATTCTTAAGATCAGGTGGTACAGCAGGTGCTAATAATGTACAAGCTGTTTTAGCCTTTGGTAAAGCTGATAGTTCAAGTTTACGTTCTGGTTCAGCTATAGCTTCAGTACAAACAGATTCAGATGCAGACAAGATTGGTATAGGATTTTATACATCAGACAGTTCATCATCTTCGCAGACAATGGATCAAAGATTATTACTAAGTCATGTCGGTGCATTAACAATAAATTCAGCATATACCTTACCTACAGCAGATGGTTCAGCTAACCAAGTTTTAACAACTGATGGAAGTGGTACAGTAACTTGGGTAACTAATGCAGCTAGTGGAGGTGCAGCAGCTATAGCAGACTTAACAGATGCTATTACAACTGCTACAAGTAACATAGGTTTAGGTTCAGGAGCATTAGATTCTTTAACAGCGTCAAGTGGTAATTACAATGCTGCCCTAGGTATCAATGCAGGTACAGCAGTTACAACTGGTGATAATAACGTAGCTGTTGGTTATCAAGCTTTCCAAGCAGCCACTACTGCTTCTGGTAATACTTCAGTAGGTTCTAGTGCATTAGACGCTAATACTACAGCAGATAATAACACAGCTATGGGTTATTCATCCTTAGGAGCAAATACTACAGGAGAATGGAATACTGCTCTAGGTGCTTATGCTATGCAAACAAACACTACTGGACATTACAACACAGCTATAGGATATGCAGCCTTAGATGCCAATACTACTGGTGAAAATAATATTGCTGTGGGTAGAGATGCTGTAGGAGCTAATA